CAGATATGGAGTTAAATCCAATCTCGGATCCGCAGCCATCGGTAAATCCGGTGATTGCGGGTGAGGGGTCTGCATCATTCCCCCCACAAGGCGAGCAAACTGAGAATATGCATTCTGTAGTTCGCCTACCATCCTGAATGGGAAGCCTGATAGCATCCCGGCCCTTTCTTCATCCGTCTTAGACGGGAAGAGGTATTTCAGTGCTTCAATGCTATCAACACCTAATTCTTGCAAATTTCTTACAACAATCGAGTTGTTTAGCACGTCTTGAGTTGAATCCTCATAAACAGGACCCAACCAACGCCACAACATTGTAACGTCGCCATCGGGGATAAGGCCCAAAACTCCAGGAGGGATTTGTTGGGTCTTAAGGCATGCCATCATTAATTGTTTAACTCGATCTTCAAAACCAGTCATTGCATCTTCGTACATCGCAATATCTTGTTGACTTGCTGTTTCAGATAGTTCCAAGGGCCTTTCAAGTCCTGCCGCAGCTGCTAACGTTTCACGGAACAAACGCTCTTCCTGATAAATAATTAGTTCTAGACACCTAGAAATACCATAGGTATAAATTGCATTTGCTTTTTTCTTTGACGTTGCAGATACACGACCAAATAACGATTTGTACTCTGTTGCGGTAACGCCTGCAGAAATTGAAAGCTCATCAACGCCGCCAAGAGCAGTTCTAATTTCTTCCCTATATTGTCGTGCAAAACTATTTTGATCTCCAGTAATTGCGTCTGGAACAATATAACCAACTCTATCGTTTGGCTCCAGGTTTGCAATAACGCGTGGCACACGAATTTGACCATCAACTCCACGACTGATTGGGTCTTGTTTAAAAGCAGAACGACTTAACGAACTCATACTGCCAAACCCCGAGTTGGCTGCAATAGACGGACGCTGCACAACCGAATCACCACCAGATTCCATCAGATCAGTTTTGGGTCGCGACGAAAGCAACGTTGGGTTACCAAAAAACTGAACGTTTTTACGCATGGTACGAACCATTTCGTCATGCGTACAAATATGATTAGCTAACGCATCAAATTCACCAACTCCTTCAGTGGAAAAACCTTTGGGATTATTAAAAATTTCAACACAAGGAATAAAACCAAGTGTGTTTTTAAAAGTCTTGGTCTTCCCTGGTACTACTTGATAATTAGTGTCAAATGAAATCTCACCTTCTGAGTGAGTTTCTTCAATTGTTTTACGTTTGATCGAAAGCCTGATGTAACGTTTGGCACCTTGCCCGCCCATTGTGGCAGGGCCAGACAATCCGCTAGTGCCGATGTCTTGTTGAAAGCCCATACCTTGACGAACTTTATAGCTATAGATGATTACAACTTCGTCCAGTTCGCCATCAATATTGTAAAAAGTACGATATTCATGCTTGCGGAAATAATAAAGGCGATAATTGTTTTGAGTAGGACGGATATAAAACAACCCCTGTCCATCACATAAGAAATAATCCCAGATGGAATCAAGGCGTGTATCAAGTTGATTGTATTTAATTACACGGTCGATAAAATCTTTGCGTTGATTACCAAAATTATCTTGACTTGGGAAAAATTCAACACCTTGGCGGATGCCAAATAGTCGCATCTGTGCCAAGTGGGATGCAACGATCCCCGTGTCAATTGCTGAGCCCCCATCTTTTTCAAGATAGGAATCAATAATATCCTTTAGCCGGGACTTAGCATCAACAGCCATTAACTATGTTCCCTTTTACCTTTACTGATCTTAGCAGATTTCTTTTTTTTCTTTTGAGAAAGCCAAAGATTAAAGTACATTAATTCCCCAGAACTAAAAAGTTCCGGTTTTTTAAATGCTTTTTTAATTAACTTTTTAGTTTTCATTAGGAAACGGTTTTACCAGCAAAACCTACAGGCATTTGTGCTTGACCATATTGTGGACCTCTATAAAATTCTGCGTTTGCAATTCCTGCAGCATTACCCATGGGTACAGGACCTGGAAAACTTTGAGCCAGTGGTAACTGTGGACCGCTACCGGGCATGATTCCCCGGCGGCGTAACTCATCATTAAGCTGTTGATTTTGTTGTGTGCCACCTTCATATAAACGTTTTAGCTGCTCTCCAGGTCGTTGCCCTAACGGTCCTGCAGCTCGATTAATATCAAAACTAGGATTGCCCGCAACCATTGACCCGGGTTGAGGTAAGCCAAAAACTTGGGGGACCGAGCCACTAGCTGGAGGTAAACCATATTGCTCTCTAAATCCAGGGGGAGGAGGCGTTCCCGGCTGTTGAAGTCTTCCTTTAAAATGCGGATCTAAGGGCTGTCCTGGTACACCACCGGTGTTACCTGCTGTCATCGCACCTTCGTTACCTAAATACCCGCCGTAAAAACCAGCCATTTTTATTTATCCTTATCTGTTTATTTTACTCCTCTAATACCACATACCCCGCTGGATCATTTACTTTGCTCAATGTAATCCCATCTCCTTTCACATCCCAATTCAATACATCCCCTTCTTGCCAGCCAAGATCTTCAATTACTTCATCAGGAAGAACTATAAACTGATCTCCGTTGTCATCTTCTTGTACTTCTAGAATGTAGCTACTCATTTGGTCAAAAGCTTTTCCATAAGCTTATCAAGCTTAAGGTTAATCTGCTGAAAATTATCGTGCATATTTTGAATTTCTCTTAAAAAATCAACTTTTAAAACATATTCCAAAGGCATTCGATTGATTTGCTGCTCTAGCAAATCAACTTTACTTTCTTGACTTTGTAACATCTTTTGTAGTTGTTGTGCGCGTTCATAAGTACGCGCTAAGATTTTATTGGCTACCCAAGTACCTCCAGTAATTGCAGAAACTATTGCAGTAAAGCCTAAGGCTAAATATTCGGGTCCCACGAATTAAAATGCTTTTTTATAATTTTAAACCTAGTAATCAAGATGCAGTTGTCCTTTCCTTGCTAAGCCGGTGACCAACCAAACCAACGCATCGACACAATCATCATGACCACTTACGCCAAAATTTGTGAGTTCTTCAAAAAGAGTTGTGAAATTCCTAAAGCGGTTAAAGATAATTTTTCTATCTTCAAACATTCCCATAATTCCCCTGAACCGTGCCAACTTGTCTGCACGGAATCCCTTGACTGGGTGCCAAATCAAATTGTAAAGTCCTTCGTTATTTAAACAAACACGTTTGAAATCCGCCTCCAGAGATGCTTGGTATTGAACGGCTTCCGACCAAATATCACACGTGGAATAAGTAGGAAAATAATTACCGCCTTCATCACAACCAAGAATTGACCAATCATTAAGAAGTTCTTTCATAGCGTCAAGTTTTTCAAGGTTGCCCATAACCCTAATTCGTCTGTAATCAATAATATGAATTCGGTCGTCAATGCGACCCCCTAAAATCATTACCGTGTAATCATTCTTCTCTTTAACACCCGCAGACAAGTCAACGCCAATGCCCAAGGCATCAAACTCCGTTGAAATTTCTGCCTTAACAATAAGTTCTGGCGCCAATGAAAGTTCATTTTGTCTAACAATTTGATTCATGTATTGAAACGAAAAAGCAATAGGGGCTTGTCGTTTTTTTTCTTTTAGGTAATCTAATGACCACATCTCAGGCCAGTATGATTCTTCGTCACCTGTTTTTGGATTGTTTAAAATTGCAGAAAGCACAATCTGGGTCCAATTATTTTGTTCGTTAAAAGTTGTTGCATGAATATCATCATGCCTAAAGCGGGTGCCAAGGCAGATGGCACGTGCACCCTCGAACATTGTTGGTGCAATAACTGCATTCCAGTTATCCTGCATCATTTTTCTAATGTCAGGATTTGCAATATCAGCTGCTGATTTGATAGCGTCATCAATCATAACTAGATGAGAACGCTTGGAGGTCACTGAACCTTTAAGACCAGCTGCACAAAGTGTAAATTGTTCATCACCGGTTACATCAATACCAGCAAATTTATGGTCAATAGACCAATACTCATTACTGGTGACATTTTTAAGAAGACGTACTGTTGGGAAAACTTCTTGATATCGTTTGCTTTCAATAATACGTTTAATTGTTGCCGACTTGGAACGTGCAATATCCACTGTATAAGACAAGTAAAGAACTTGGAGCGGAAGTTTGGCTTCGGTGTGAATGCCAATAGCCCAAGCCGTTAACAAACCAAGGACCGTACTTTTAGCTGAGCCACGGGGTGCCAACAAGTCAACGTTAGGACCAGCAATTTTAATTAGGCAGTTGCTATCTTCGTTAGTAACAAAGTGCCGATGCCAGTTTTGATGATGTTGAGCCGGAGGTTTATCAGCTACATACTCACAGAAATATCCAAAATCTTCCCTGGCGCGTTCCAGGAGATGAAGGTTGGTTGGTGCCTTGACCTTAAAGTTCTTAGACGCCGCACGAGCATTGCGACGATAAGCAAGGTGCTGATAAGAAGGCACGGTTACTATTCAGATTATTACTGAATATATCTTACTTCTTTTCCTTACCTTTACGCTTTTGTTCTTGATATTTACGTGCCTTGTCTAAAGCGGCTTTACGTTTTTCTTTATCATTCATTTCAGAGCCATCTTCTTTTTTAGCTTCTTTTTTCTTGAGATACTCAAGAAACTGTGGAGGCATTTTACCTTTTGCCATTAGAAACGAGACCCGGTGTTTTTCATTGCATTCAAACCACGAATGCGCTCCATCATTTGCTCATAGGCTGGAGAACCTTTCCCACCAAGTTGTAACTCAATATTCCCAAGACGCCCACCCCCTGGTCTTTGAGGTGGGTTGGCTTCCAAGCCAGGAGCAAACTGTACACCCGCCTGTTCAAAAGGAGTTACTTGCTGGGGATTAGCAGCGAAAGCTTCTTGACGAGCTACTAAGTTAGGTGAGTTATTTGTTTCTTCACCTAAAACAGCGGGATTACCGCCGCCACCACCTTGACCAGACCTACTAAGTGCTGCACGACGCATGCGGATACCCTCGCTAGCTGCGGCTCGCTGACGAGCTGCTGCATCACCAGCTAAACGTGTATTTCCTACTTGAGCACCCATTGTTAAATACTGTTTGCTTTATTAGTTATTTTAAAGCAGTTATTCTTCAAGTTGCATACGCGCCCAAACACTCATTGAGGCTTCTTCCAGGGGGCCTTCAATTGGATCGTCTTTAAAAATAAACATTAACTCACGAATTGCCCTATCGGCTCCAGCCATTAATAAACCTTTGCGATCTTTGGTTGAAGTAAATTGTTCAACTTGTGCAATTGTTCCACGTAATTCTTTTTGCATTGATGCAATACGTGCAACGCCTGCATCACGCTTAACAGTACCAACCTCTACGTCTTCCCGTAATTTACGAATATCTTCCTGCATCTCATCAATCTCGTATAAGAGAGTTTTGCGATGGTCAGGTTTTTTATAATTGTCTTTAACCCAAAGATCACATGCTGTGATACTTCCTCTATAGCCAAGGAACCTGGCATATAGAAAAATTTCAATTACAGAGTAATTCTCTGAAGAAAAAGAACAGAATGATTCTTGAGTTGAAGCGTCAAGATTGTCAACCCAAGTATCAAATACCTCAATATCGATAAGCTCGTTGGGCCTGACCGTAGTCGCGCTGCTCGTCTTTTTCTTTAAATTCTTGTTGTTGTCCTGCGGAGGTGCGAGATTCTTCTGCTCCCTTACCAATGGTTTCACGTTCTTGTGCACCAGCTTCCTCCATTTTTTTCTTGGAAAATTCGTAAGCCACGCCAGCAGCTTGGCGATACTTTTCTAAATCAAACCAGTCATCAGCACCAGATTGACCGGTAGGTACTGATGGATCGGCAAAGCTGCTAGTCATGTCTTATGTACTCTACAAGAAAAAATCAGAAGTTGCTCATCATGCTGGCAAGACCTTGCGCATAAATATCGCGACGGCTTTCCAAAGATTTTTGGCGTTGTTGACGACC